ATTGCTTGTCTTTGTCAGCAATCACGTCTTCTAAAGCCTTCATTTCTTTATTTTCATTTAGATATGAAGAACCATATTCTGCCGCGAATGCTTCAAACAATTTACGACCAAAATTATTTTCACGAGCGTCTTTTATATCTTCCTTGAGTTGAGTTAATTCATCTCTTAACGAGGTAGTAACTGCTTCTTTAACAAGTTTGCTTGATTTTTCAATGAAGTTAGACTTCAGTGTATCAAGTTGATCTTTTGCTTGAGCAACTAGTTTGACTTTAGTTTCCACAACGTCTTTTTTGTCTTTGTGGAATTCGCCAATTTCTTCTGCTAGTGCATTAATCACAAACTTCTCAAGTTTTTCCATTTTAACAGACTGTGATTTACGATCTGATCTTAATTCTTGAATTTCTTCTGCTAATTTCTTAACTAAGAAATTGTTGAATTTTTCAGCCGCTTCAGACATTTTAGCATTATACTTTACTCTGTCTTCAGCAAGTTGTTTCTTTTCAGCAACAACTTGTTCAATTTCTGCTTGTAGGTTTTCAGTTACCATCTTGTCGAGTGCCTCAACCATTGTTTGTTTGTCATGCTCATAACGACCAGCAAACTCCTCGCGAAGTTCTGAACGAACCTCTTCACGAATCTCATTTAACTTGTTATCCCAAGCCTCTTGAATTTCGTTACGAGTTTGTTCATTAACTAAATCGCTATCAAGCAATGGTTTGATGACTTCTAACATTTTGGTCAACTCCTAACTTTAAGTTCACGGATGAGTTTAAAAACCTCATCCTTTAAGTAACCCTGTACCTTAGCATCATGCTGAGCCTCTCTGGCAATCTCTAAAACTTTATGTCCATGATTCATGTTTAAAAGTCCTTCGTAAATTGCTTTAGGATAGGCATTAGGTGCAGAGGGTTGTGCCACAACATCTATTGTGACTATCTCGAATTCGCTCACCTCACCGGTGGCTTCATTGACATTGCCGCTTCCGCGACTACTTACCCCTAATTTAACACCACTGTCCAACATAGTTTTCACTAGTTGACCCATTGGCGTGGGTAAAATCTTTAACTTGCCAAATCCGTTTGGACCGTCCATCCACATATTTTCTACCATATGGCAGACTCTATCTAGGTTTACTTGTAAACCTTCTGGATGATCTACTTCGCCCAATACAGATTGACCTGTACTAATTTGCTCATTTAGAGTTTTTACAGCGTTTGTAATTTCAGTAACAGGATATACACGCTGGTTAGCGTTTTTCACGCCGCCCTGAATACAAATGCCTTTCATGTAAAGATCTTTACCATCTGGTCCTGATTCAGTAATAATCTGAGCTTGATCAAATGTTAAGTTCTCTTGTAATAAAGGCTTCATAGTCTATATCCTTATTTCTTTGCTACAGGCGAAGTTTTATTTTCAGCGTGGTCACCGTTGTCTGCCTTTGGAGCAGGTTTTACATCTGGCTTAGTTGTGCTACCCATGTCTTGTGCCTTAGGTGCTGGTCTACCGCTTTCGTCAGCGTGTCCAGTTTGTACACTACCTTTACCTGAAGATGCTACTGGTGATTTAGATGAATCTGAAGATGTTACAGGAGCAGGTGCTTTTTCTGTATATTCAACAACTTTTTCTGCGTCTTCTTCTTTTACTTCTTCGTCTGCTGTTTCTTCAACTTCTGCTGTTTCAACTGCTGTTTCAACTGCTTCAGGCATTTCTGGCTCTTCTGCTGGTGCTTCTTCATCACCTGCTTCGTCGTCTTCTTTACCTGTCATAGCGTCGAATTCGTTTCTTAGGTCGTCAATAGCACTTTGAAGGTCAATAAGTTCGTCTTCCATACGTTCCGCATCGTCGTCGCTCATTTTTTCTTCGTCACTGTCAACGTCCATATCAGATGCCATTGCTTCAGCGTCATCTTCTGGTGAATCATCTTCATCATCGTCTTCTGCTGTCATGCCAACTTCATCTGCTTTAATATCGTCAATCATATCTGCTGTTTCATCGTCTGAAAAGTTTTCTTCAACCTCTTCGTTAGATGATTCTTCAACATCTGTTGACTCATCGGCTTCATCAACTTTCTCTTCTGATGCCTCTTCTACTGCTTCGTCTTTAGTTTCTTCAACTTTGTCTTCGGCAGTTTCTTCGATGTCAGCAAGATCGTCTTCGTCAATTAAGTTCTCGTAAATTTTACGTGACTCATCAACTGCAATCTCGTGAAAAAGCTCTTTAGCCTTATCTTCTTCCTCGTTGATTACTAGATCAACAAGTGATTTCCATTTGTCATTCATTTTTGACTCCTTTTCTGAGATATGGCGCATTTTTCGTACTAGTATTTACAAAAAACACTATGTTAATTAGTTATAATAGTATATTTTCGGGGGTTTTTGTGAAAATGGTGTTATAGATCCGAATCTGAATCAGATTTTTGTCCATATTGTGCTTTAATTTTTTCAATCATTTGAGATTTTTCAAAACGTTTAGCATCATACATTTTTCTTAAACTGTTTATCTGCCCTAGTGTGAGTTTACTTTTTCTAGTGTCACCATGGTGTAATTGACTACCGTCTTGTTCGGCATCATAATAAGGATTGTCTTCTAACATCTCAAATAGTTTCATAATATTATTTATTTCAATTAAATTGAAATGTCTCCTTCACCACCAGTGTCGCCCGTGTCCGCTCCGGCTTCACCACCAGCATCATCACCGAGATCTCCTTCAGCATCAGCATCACCTACGTCATCGCCGCCAAGTGTATCCATATCTGAACCAAGTCCTCCAGGTGTTAAACCAGCACTTCTTAAACTATCAGAACCAATTTTGTTTTCAGCATCACCCTGTTCTTCTCTCCAAAGTAGTTCATTTTCTCTAATCTCTTCTTCAGTTAGACCTAAGAACCTCTTCAAAGCAAAACGTTTACTAATGTATGCTGTTCCTTCCATTTGTGAGAAATTATTAATTCTACTAGCATCAATGTCACTTTGTCTATAGTTGGCAAAGTTTTGAGGTTCGTTCATCTCAATATCAAAAATACTAGCATCAATATTAATTCCTCTCCAGCGTAACCAAAGTTTAAATTCACTGTCAAATGTAGTTGCTATCAAACTTTGTAGCCTCATACAATATTGGTTGAATCTGTGTTCTTGAATTAATGCTGTTCCTACTTTGCCATCAACAAATGTGTTTGATCCATCATCTGGTGAACTAGGCAAGTAAGTGCTTGGAATTCTTAAACCTCTGTATAACTTATTAGTAAAGTATTTTAAGTCTGAAATTTCACCTAGGTTTTCACCACCTGGTAATGTTTCTACTTTAGAACCTCTACCTTCTGCTGTTTGTGGAAAGAAATAATCTTCGTTAATACTTAATGGATTGTAAGTAGCATCCATCATATTATTACCGCCACCTGATTGAGTAGGAATACGTCTTTGGTGTATTTCGTTTTTAACTCTTTCAACGTAGCCCATTGCCATATGTGTTGGCATATTACCTACGTCAATGTAAAATACTCTACGCTCAGGTGCTCTTTGTACTCTATAAATTATAATAGCGTCTTCTAACAGTTCTTTTTGTTTGAAAACTTTAAAAATATTTTCTAATACACTTGTACCAAAAGGCCAATTAGCATCTAAGCCTTCTGTTAAACTTAGATGTACAACGTGATCTGCTTCAATAGAATTTTCTCTTACTTCAGTTTGTCTGCCACTGAAGTTACCAGCACCTTGATATCCACTTGTTGTTGAACTAGGCTGTACTGCCGCTGTTTCGGTGTGCTGTGGTGCTGTGACTGTTAAGTTTTCAAAGTTAGGAGCAACATCTTTTAGTACATAAACTTCAGGTGCTTTTCCTTTTGCTTCGTTAACAATTACTTTGGTTACGTTTTGTGGCTCAACCCAAAACCATTCATAAGTTTCTGGATCTCTAATAAACGTTTGATCTCCGTACTTTATTATATTACGAAAGATCTTAAAAATTCTTTTGTTAAAATCATTTAGGCTTGCCCAGTTCTTTAACTGTTCTGACAAGACTTTCATTTCTGTGTCTGTTGGTTTTTCTTTAAATTTAAATTTAAATGGTGTTCCGTTTTCCGGAGACTTCATTGTACAGAATTCTGCTAGAATATCCAAAGCAGAGTTTACCTCTGAATCCATATCCATTGATTCGTATTGATTGTATCTTTCGATCCTGTTTGGATGTCCAACATACACTTCAGGTAATGTGCTTTGGTAGTTTCTAAAACTAGTATCTGGTG